AGGCAGCACTTTCCCAGTATGATTTCATTCATGAGAGATCAACTTCAATGAAGTTTATCATGGCGCAACGCAACTACTTTGGTCAGCACGAAATAATGGAGGCGTGATCCCATAGATAGTCAACTTCCTTCTCTTTTAGGAAAATTTGTTTGTTACCACATTTGATTTCTCTGAGTACGTTTTCATACGCACACCCACCCAAGTCCAGATTCCATTTATCATTCTCATTTACGAGAATGTATTTATCCCCTGGAACCATCTTGGCGAGGTCTGCTTCTAATTCAACGCCTTTGTAGGTCATTCTGATTTTACATTCCGTGGGTGCTGTACCATCGTACTCTATGTTTCTCGCAATTTGAATTAGTTCCGGTTCGATTGAACCCATTTCTTTCAAGATTTCTTCACGATTTCTACATGTATGTTTCGCGATGATCGTCGCAAACAATAGGACACAGTGACTTTGATACATGTCTCCCACTATACCCACAGTATCAAAGTAATTAATCCTCTCATTCATATCACCACTCTCGTGTAACTTTATTTTGATGGACTCGAGTTTCTTTGGAGTCTGAATACATTTCAAAACATCTTTACCGAGGTAGTGGTCATTGTATACCACCTTCAGATTGTTTTCATCGATAAAGTCTTTGATTCTCTCAAAGTCGTATTTGGAGTGACCATGAGGTTTCTCAAGAATATAGGTCGCATCGACGAGACCAAGGTAGGGTTCAACATTTTCACAAAAGTTGTGTGTAGGGATGGACATATACGCCACGACGTTGGGAACATCTTTGAGGTGTTCCAGGTTCGCCACCTGCTGTCTAGAAATGGGAGTGTGAGGACAATCCAATTTCTTGAGAGCTGGAATGATACGGGTTCTCGCCAAATGTCCCCTGGCACCAAACACGAGGCAGTGATTCATCTGTTACTTTTTCCTGACATTAAAATAATGTTCGCTCTCCTCTGCAAACCCATCGCTGTTCCAACACCCAGTGGAAATCTTGCTCTTCGTACTAAAGATTGTCGTATAGCATACGTGAAGCCATCTCAAGTTCAAGAAGGTGTCTATGAACTTGAGATACTTGAAGCACCCCCAGTAAACGTTAGCGACCCCTAAAGTAATCATATGCTGTCGCACCTGTCAATAGGGTTCCAGCACCCTTTACAGATTTCGTTAAATAATACAAGATGTACGCAGACATCACTAACATACAGCCAACAGACATAAAACCAACTCCTAAAAGTTTTGGAGGACCTTGTGAAAAACTATTGTCACCGGGTATTTCAGGGTTGTAGAAAATTTTAACTTTCGACCCAACTTTTGGTTCAATCAAAAATTCCTTCTTTTTAGAATCGGAAATTTCCTTTTCGTTCACGATATATGTGTAGTCAATCGTACAATCGTATTTTGTTCCACTCTTCTCATTTTGAACAATTGGTAAACATTTGACACTCTTTATGATAGCATCGGTTTGTTTAGTATATTTCTCTTTTCTTACCAAAACATAACTCCCAGAAGAACAACACGACAGTGCAACTATGATAGCAAATAGAAGTCGGACAAACGCAATCGACTGACCAATTTTGTTACCAGTTCTGATGATAGCCATCTCTATTATATCTGTGATTAAAATTAGCGAGTCAGATTAATCAGGACACCCGACTTTGGTTTCATAAAAATAACTTCATCACACTCACCACCCTTCATCACCATCTGTGCCTCACCACACGTAGTCCCAGGCTGCTTGTGACGATCGCAGGCAATTTGGGTTCTATCCGTGATATCCAACCTCTGACTGTAGCCGATGAACGTTCTGTCGACAATACCATCCTTGTCGAGAGCTTCGACCGTTGCTTTCCATGAATACTTTCCAAACTCCCAATACTTGGTATCATCTACTGGGGGTGGTGGGGCATCCAAGGCAGATGAACGAGCGGGTCGCTTCTTACGTGACCCAGACACAAGTGGTGCAAACAAAAACTTAACAACAGTTGCCATTACTGTTCTTAGGTTTTGTGTTTTTAAGTTTCTCAAAAAAATAGGACCTTAAATAAGTTATGGAACCTCGGGGAATTATCTATAAGATTTTGGGTCCGTCAGGTAAATCGTATATAGGTAAGACTATCCAATCCTTAAAAACGAGGATTAGACAACACAGAGATTCAAGAAGTTACTGTCGCACCTTGTCTCAAGCCATCCAAGAGCACGGATGGGAGAACTTTAAAGTTTCTACGATTTGGGAAGGCAATGCTTCTAAACTTGGTGAAATGGAGAGAAAACTCATTAGTGAACACCAAACAATGGAACCCGATGGATATAACATACGCGAAGGTGGTGGGAGGAGTGAAAAAGTCTCTGACACATCAAGAAAACTAATGATTGAAAAACAAAGAGAAATCAGCAAACGGAGGGGTGGATTACTTGGTGTACTTATTCCAAATGGGCATGGAAAAGTAACATCATGGTCTGTTAGTATTCCGAAAAATGGTAAACGACACAGAGTTGGACCGTTTAAAACAAAAGAAGAAGCTATTGAGATTCAAAAAAAGTTTTCAGAAAACCCGGATGGGTTTGAGTTACCCGGACCAAAGAGAGTTGGAAATGGTAAGGGTAGTGGTATATATTATCGAAAAGATTGTAATAGGTGGCAAGTTTTACCACGAGTAGATGGTAAAAACGTATATATAGGTTCATTCGGTACATTGGAAGAAGCTCATGAAGCCCTTACTAAATTTAAAGAAAGTGAGAAGACGATTTTGGAATAAGGAAAACTCATTCTAAAAACGCTTCCACGTGGAATTGAACCACGGTACTCGAGTTAACAGCTCGAAGTCTTAACCACTAGACGATAGAAGCTTAGTCTGTAAAATACATACTAAAGGTGCGCTATTGATATACGGCGCTAAGTCCCCTCTATCCGAATCGAACGAATGACAAATGGAACTACAGTCCACTGCTCTACCAACTGAGCTAAGAGGGGGTGGTAGCTCCCACGTGGATTCGAACCACGGGTGGTGGATTCAAAGTCCACAGTGTTTACCAACTACACTATAGGAGCCTCGGATATATTTCTTTTACCACTCTCTTCTTTAAACCCCTTCTAGACTGGAGATTCCTCGACACATTTAGACCTATCGTTGATAAGTTTCATACTCGCAAGGGAAAGTGAAAATAGTCCTGCAGATGTATTTGCCACAATCATCGGAACGACATTGAAATAAATCGAATACACGAGACCCAGGGAACTCGCCAGAAGGTTGAGGTTCAAAAACGCATAGTTGATGGCATTCGTATCTTTTGTTCTATAGACATGAACCACTTGTGGTACAAACATGATCGATATGAGTACCGAACTTGTCAGACCGACGCCATCGATGATGCTATCCATTATTCAGTACTATTTTCTAATGTTTAAGTAGGTATGATTCTGTTCATCATCTTAATACTCTTATGTATATTCATCCTAATAGATATGAGACCAGGTAAGGCTACACGAAAATATGATTACAAATGTTTCTTGCTTACGATGAAAAATCAAAAAGAGCGGTATGAAAGGTTTGTTAAGAGTCACAAAGATGATATCCCATTAGAAGTTATATATGGGGCAGATACTCGTAACGTGAAAGTAGCTCGCGAATACGAAGATCAAATAGATCCAGAGTATTTTGAAAAAGCTTTGGAAATACATTACAACCCCCTCGTAAAACGACCAGACATAACCTATTTCAACATGGGTGCGATCGGGTGTTTCTTTGGACACATGGACTTCTATCAAAGATGTTTTGACCAGGGTCTTAAATATGCGGTCATTTTTGAAGACAATGTCATCATAAAGTCGGACGAACTCTATGACCAGATCCAGAGTGTGATCGATGAAAAGGGGGACGACTTTGAGATGTGCTTCTTCCACTGTTTATCGAGATTACCAGACAAGAAGGAGGGAACGATTGAAAAGGTGAAATGGATTTCGAGTACCAAGTGCTATCTCATCAACGTCGAAAACATGAAAGAGTACAAACGTTACTTCCTACCCATGGACAACCATGTCGACATGAAACATGAGGATCTCATTGCCCAAGGTGCACGCGTCTACTACAAAGACTTACGTGAATACATTCTAATCGATAGAACCCATAAGAGTCTCATCGGCCACAGTGATCACGGAAACCGAAACTTCTTCTCGAGACAATTTCCTGACAAGACTCCTCACGAACTCAAGTGGGGGTACTGATGTATACAGGCCTTTCTGTACGAATGATACCCAAACCTATATTTAGGAGTCTCTTTGCCCATCGAGACTTGACGATAACTTCAGAGTGATCTATGTACCTCCGAGAGTTTGGGCGGTGTTTATCAAGGACCCCTTTCATGGAAAGAATGCGACCAAGGGAAACTTTCTTACACTCCGTGACATCTATAACAAACTTCACAGGTTTCCTGTATGTCCACGCATCTTCAAAATAGGTGTCAAGTAATTCAGGGGTTGTAGAGTCTTTAATTTTGATTTTGTATTCCAAGACCATTTTTATAAACACACACAATAATGTTTATAAAAATGTTCCAAACGGGGCTCGAACCCGTGACTTTGGCGTTATAAGCACCACACTCTAACCAACTGAGTTATTGGAACAAAGGTGCAACTCGACCACTTGACTAGTCGTTGTGTATAACACATATTACTTATAGGTCTAAACTTTAAGTATGTAGTCGTAGAACTTGATTCTCGTGTTTCCCCCCTGAATGAAATCGTCAAACTTTTGTGCATTTTCAAAAGCTTCCCGAGCGACTTTCACAGAGAGGATCGTATCGTACGCACACGCTTCAACATCACGGATAACAAAACCAGGGTTCATGACCTTGGGTTCTACATCCATTTCGTCGTGGATAAAATCCACAACATCTTGATACTCACACGCCTCTGCGACGACTACGACTGCGTATCCATACCTTTCGTAGTTTTCTGCGATTTGTTTCATCGTCGTCGAATTAATTGTTTGGCGATTGATGACATCAGTCACCTTCGAATACCTTGCATATGTGGCATTCGTCGAAAGATCTGTGACACGGTGTCCGGGCGCTTCTACGAAAACAATCGAATTTGTTGAAGTAGCTTCGGTGTGCGCATAGTCTATGTACTTTGCAAACTCCTGTACAGCTGTTTGAAATCCAATAGATTCCATACCCGGGATGTCATCGAAGATAGTCTTAGCGATACCGATGATATTCGTGTTCACGCGTTCGTCGAGTGCGAGTTGAGCGGCACTCTTCATTGATTCATTCCCACAAATACAGTAGAGACGGTCGAGTTCGTTCACTCGGTCTATGACTTGGTCCAATTTCACAGGATCACACGATACCCTGAGAATCGATCCAGCACCTTCTTCTATTTTTTGACGCGAAAGCTCTGTTCGGATATTATTGTTTAGACCACGGAAACCTTCATTGAATCCAATGATCCGACTATCTTTAGAACTTTCGAGGCGTGTTAGGGTGTGGATAAGGTTGTTTACACCTGGACATACACCACCAGCCGTGAGTATTCCCACGTTCATCTGGTTTATTATAAGAACTTTTCTTTTATATACTTTCCAATCATGAATCCAATGACATTCGTCAAATTTTCACCTATAGAGTAGTGCCACGTATGCACTTGTGAATTATGGATTCCGAAGAATCGATCAATAAAGTTTTCATGTTTTGGTTTATTTGCGTAAACGCGTCTGAACCATAAAGGTGATTCGTCATCGGATTCTGAAAGACATCCACCAAACTTATGTACAAGTTGTGGTCGCATAGACAGCCAGTATTCAAAAACTTCCCATAGGGCACCAAGGGTAATCCAAAACCAGAACTGTTTGGGATACAACGCACCCAATAGGATGTACATGTTTAAGTGTCCATACTGGAAGCCGTAAAACTCTGTTCGGTAACACCCTTTAGTCTTCTTTTCACAAGAACATTTATTTGCGTATGCTAAGAACCATACTGTAAATAATAGGATGACAACTATCATTTAGAATAGGATAATACATTTTTTCAAGATGAATATTTAGGCGAGCTTACCACCCTTGCTGGAAACCATCGAACCGAGGATAGATACAAGCTCACCGACGAGAATGCCCTGTTGAGACATCACAAGCATCTTGGCCCGATCCGTCTTAGGGCCAAAGTCACCATACCCAACGGTCGACATCGTGGTAAAGGCGAAATAGTAAGGATCAATAGGACTCTCGAATCCGAACTCCTTGGGATCCATTCGGCTGTAGAGGAAACCGTAAGCGAGAGTGATCGTGGCCAAAAATAGGAAATTATTGATGGGTGAAAGACCCATTATACTTTATTATACCTCAACAGAATTTTGTCTGGGCATTTCTTGACTTCGTCTCTTCACATTTAGTCTCCTGACACTCTTCATCCATCTGGAGACTGGATTCGCTGTA